AAAAAACAGATGGCCATTACTCTTCAGTTAAAGATTATGAGGCTGAATTGAGTGAAACGATTAAGTTTATGGAGAATCTGTTGCCGTTAGCTACTAATGTTATGAAGACTTTGTTGATGCGCAGAATAGAAGGTCTTAGAGTTCTTATGACTGATTTGGAATTAATGAAGACACCAGGAGGATTGAGAGAGAGCCCGTTTGGGTTTTTGATATATGGTTCTTCAGGTGTTGGAAAAAGTACAATCGTTGATAAATTGACTGTTTTTGTGTTGCAGAAAATAGCACAGAACAGGGGAATCGAGAACTATACCCCTGATCGAAAGTCAATTTGTACACTAAATGATACCGATAAGTACATGTCAGATTATAAGGCTTATATTCGTGCAGTTATCCTAGATGATTTAGCAAATGCTAAAGCCGAGACAACTGATGTGAATCCGTCCGTTAACGTCATTAACTTGATAAATAATGTGCGGAGGACAGCAGTTATGGCTGATGCCAAGGATAAAGGCAAGATTCAACTAGAACCAGAGATGGTTGCGGCTACAACCAATAGTTGGATTAAGTGGGCACGATCTTATTCTAATGAACCGGTATCCATTTTGCGTCGATTTAAGCTGCATATGGCAGTTACTGTGAAGGAAGAATTTTCAGATCACACAGGTCGACTCAATGAGGAGGCGATGACACGTTTTGCACTTGATAATCCAGGGAAAACTCCAGATGCTTGGAATATAACTTTATACGAAATTTACGGAGTTAATCAGGGTTTTGGTGAACCCCAGAAACCTGATGCACGAGTAAAGTTTTTCCAATTTGAAGGGGAAGATTCCATGAGACAATGCAAGAATTTGTCGCTGTTTGAGACAATGCAAGTAGTAGCAGATAGTTTGAAACTACATATGGCAGCACAGGAGAGTGTCGTTAAAAACAGTGAAAAGATGTTTGAGGAGCCTTTATGTGAACACGGAAATGATGGTTCGTTGTGTCCTCGTTGTAATCCGATGCCCTTCTACGTCGAATCCGATAATGAATTTATGGAGTCTGAAGGTATTTTTAAGGGTCTCAAGTCTTGGAAGGAAGACATTAAGACTCAGTCAAAAAGACCATATAAGAAGAAATCCCATTTTGATTTAATGTTGGAGGAGACTTATGGAGTTAAGATTCCATTCTTATCACCTGAGAGGTGTAGAATGGGGTCTCGAGCCATGACGAGGGAGTTTATTCAGAGTACCTATGTTGATACTAATGAAGAGAGAATTCAGAATATTGTTTCTTCTGCGGATTGGTTGAAAGAGACTTTGCCATTTGGAAATACTTGGTTTAATCCTCTGATGTATTTGCCTACAAGCATTAAACAGAGTTTGAGATTTAAGATGTGGTACTTTTTCCATCATAATCCTCAATATCGGTTGTATTCTAAGATCTTCTTATATTCTGGCTGCGCTTCACTGTTGTCATTGGCTTCGAGCTATTTGTTGGGATCACGATCCCTAGGATTGCTTGGAGCTTTTTCTGCAACAGTTTCTGGATTAGTTGGTGGAGAAGTCCACCGACAGTACAGAGATCATGTTGAGAGGTACTGGGAAAATGTTCCTCATTTGCGTGATCTAATTCCAGAAACGGTTAACCAGATACTGACAGACTATCAGATTACTGGTAAGAAGTTATTTGGCGCATTTGCGACCATTACGGTTGTTTATGCAGCCTATAAAGCTGGTCTTGCCCTTTATAAGAATTGTAATATTAGAGGGGAAGGTATGGCTAAAGATGATTTCTTCAGTGTTGATTATGGTCAATCACGAGTGACTATTCCTGATGAGTATGCCAGAACAGCTCAGCCTGAGCAAATGGAGAAGCGGTTGCAGAAGTCGATAGTGTCAATTGAACGAAGGAAAGGAGATAAAGTTTTAGAGTGTCTTGGCTTTTTCGTTCAATCTGGATTTTTAGTGATACCACGTCATGCTAAACCTGATGATGGAGAGTCTTTCAAGATTCGACATAATCATGCTGTGTCTCAACCGAGAGTTTATTCTATGGTATGGTCTGATAAAATGACACGAATTGTTGGAGACGATATGATTGTGACGTATGTGCCAAGTTCTGGTGATATGTACGATTGGACATCGTTTCTTCCGAATAGTGTTAGTGAAGGTCAGATTACTATAAGGCTTGGATTTTGGGACCTTGACAGAAAGTGGAATTACCGATTAATGAAGACAACGGGAGTTCAACCGTGTAGAACTGAGGTGGCATATATTAAACAGGCCATTTACACTGATTTTGGTGAAGGTTACAACACTTTCATTGGCCAGTGTGGTTCAGTTGCCTTGGCAAAACACGGTGTTGGAGGAACTTATATTGTCGGATTGCACCTCGCAGGTAATGGTAAAAATAGAGGGGCCCTTGAGGCCTTGTTGAATAAACCATGCAAGGATGCGATTGCCGACATTCTCGACAGTTTTCAAATTGTACAACAGATTCCAGAGGCCAGTGGGCCTTGTGACAAATACTTAGACAAGGAATTAGTCTTTGTGTCCGAGGCTCCAGATAATAGCCCGGTTTCTAGAGTTGGACCTGGTAGTTATGAGTTTCATGGGTATGATCCCAAATCACCAGACTATCATCCAACTAGTGCTTTCGGAATTCCTTCATCAAGGTCAACATGGAAAAAGTCTTTGGTCTTCCCCAGAAATGGGGACCACCAGCTAATTGTAGAAGAGGATCCGGGAGAGTTCCTGCTTGGCGGCCTTACCAGTCATATCTGGAAGGAGTTGCGGTTGATCAATGGCAATTTTCGGGACCTGCTTTAGAGCAGGCTACTAAAGATTATACTGATCATATTTTACCATTGTTCAATAAGAAGGAATTGAGACCTTTAAGCCATGAGGAGACAATAAATGGCATTGATACAGAACCCTTTATGAGATCAATGAAAAGTGGTACGTCTATGGGTTATCCGATAAATAAGTCGAAAGCGGACTTTATGTTGGGTGAAGATGGGCTACCATTTGAAACAGGTAAGAAGGATTTTGTTGAGCCGGTGATTGCTGAAATTGAAGTTGCCATGAAAAATTACGAAGAAGGAAAACGTAATTATTTTATATTCAAGGCATGCACAAAGGATGAGCCAACTAAGCTCACGAAAGATAAGGTGCGAATATTTCAAGCAGCAAATTACTTACATCAGTATGCCATAAGGAAGTACTTTTTACCTCTTTGCAATGAGATGTCAAAGAATCCCTTGTTGACTGAGTGTGCGGTAGGAATTGATCCGCATTCACCTGATTGGGATAGATTGTATAGGCATCTTTTAGAGAATGGTGAGGATCGAGTGATTGCAGGAGATTTTGCGAACTTCGATCATAAGGCAACCCCGGAGATTTCGTGGGCTGTTTTTTCCGTTTTCTTTAAAATTGCAAAGGCTGCAGGTTATAGCGACGCGGACATTAAGACGATGCGGGCAATTGCGGCAGACGTGATATACCCGGTTATGAATATGAGTGGACATTTACTGTCTATATTTGGGAGCAATCCCTCTGGGCAGAATTTGACTGTTTATTATAACAGTGTCCTTAATAGTATTCTACATCGTTACGCATTTTTCCAGCAGTACCCGGTCGGCTTCTTATCAAATACTCCGTTTGCTAGTGTCGTCAGATTGACGACTTATGGTGATGACTGTTTTATGACAGTTCGTAAGGGTTATGACCGTTTTAATCATACGACGATCCAACAGGAGTTTGGAAAGATGAATTGTAAGTATACAATGGCTGATAAAGATCAAGAATCAGTTCCTTATATCAACATCTTTGATGCTGATTATTTAAAGAGGAAGACCGTTTTTAGGCGAGAGTATGGAAAGGCTGGTATGTATATTGCCCAGCTTGATGAAAATTCGATCTATAAGTCATTATATTGCAATATGTTGAGTGATGTTGACCCACCGGAGGCTGTTAGTGCGATGGCAATTGAAGGCGCGATTCGAGAATGGTTCTTTTATGGAGAAGAAGTTTATGAAGACAGGAGAGCCAAGGTTCTAGAAGAAGTTTATGAAGACAGGAGAGCCAAG